TAGGGGTTTCCAAATCTTCCAGACGAACATTCCAATTATTTAGATTGGCAGCAGCAAGCATTTCGCTTGTTGTTTTTTCTTCTGTAAATACGGTACCCAATCCATGCCAAGCAGGTTCACGAAATGAAGCGAATGAAGCCTTACCATTTTGTGATTCTAGTTCATGTGCCATGAGTTTTCTCCTTTTTGTTGTTGATAGTTTAAGTATACACCGACCCACCGACAAATGCAAATCGAGATAGTTAAAGATGGGATAAATCGGACATTTCTTAAATGTGTCCTTAATCACATGTGATCTTCGTCATGTGGATAACCTGTGGATAACCCCACGTGCAATTTTTTGAGGGAACAGAGGAGCAGTTTAAAAACATGCTCAGGTTTGTATTAGTAGCCCCCTACTAAATATCTATTCTGTCAACACTTGATGACAGATATTGAATTTCTTCACCATATGATACAGAATCAAAATCAATATCGTGAATTGCATTCTGTGCACTTTCTTCATCTCGTGCATTGACTGTGATTGAATATTGAACTGTAACTTCCAATTCAAATTCTTTTGTTAATTCAAAACCGCAAATGCTAGCAATCTCTTCTGCATTTGATTCTGTGATTGCAGCATCATCCAATGCTTCCAAGGTCCACTCTTGCATTTCGTTACGCATTCGTGAGCGCTCTGCAGCCTCGCCATATGAGCGCTGGGTTACCGTTTGAATGTGTGATTCAAGATTAGCAATGCGTTCTTTGTTTGCTACTAGTTGTGACTCAAGAAATTCTCGTGTCATGAAGTGATTATCTACTTTTGTTACCTGGTCCATGGGGGCCCTCTTTCTGTTTGGTTGATTAATTCAATTGTACTGGGTACCGCTGACAAATTGTGAGCAGTTTAAGATCTTACTCAGGATCCTCATCTCAGGCATACCCACGCATGGTGTCATGGGGCTTAGCAGAGATAAAAGCCTATCTAGATAGCCATTAGAGAGCCAAGGGCTATTACATAGAAAAACCCAAAGATAACAATAAATACCGTGCTAACGATTGAGATAATAAGCCCTGCCTGCGCTAGACCCTTGCCTCGCTGGTTTGGGTTTGCCTTTAACTGATTTAGTGCCATTGGGCTAAATACAAATCCAAGTGGCCATAGGAATAGGCTAAAGCAAAATCCCAAGATAGCAAATAGGTTCCAAGACTGGTCTGTTGTTACTGGTTGTTCTACTCTTAGTGATGTCATTTTATTCTTTCTGTTAGTTGGGGTGAGCAGTTTAGACACTTACTCAGGTGGTTTCCACTCTATTTATTTATACACGCATTTCTGTGGTCGTGTTGATTTAGTTAGAGATAACGAGCAACCGCATTGTAAGTGCTGGTATTAACTGTTTCCTCATCTGTCATCTTGAGAATACGAATTGCGTTCTCAATCTCATCTACAATTTCCTTGTAGTTCCATTGTGACATAACCTCAAAGTCCTTAGTAGGCTCTTTTGGTAGGTCTGACTCTGAAAGACCTGTTAGGTCGAAGTCAATGTTTAGTGTTCCGTTCCATGAACGAAATCCTGTTCGGAAGTTTTCTGCTTTCTTGATGTTAGCGATTGCAAATGCAACAACTTCCTTCTGATACTTGTCATGTAACTTCTTAAACTTTGCTTCGTTTGCTTCTTGATTAGCATAGTTAGAATTAACTTCTGCTAACTTTGTCTCAAGTGCCTTGATTACCTTTGGTGTTGCGATTTTAACTGAGATTGCTTTTCCTCTTGCCATGTGGGTCTGTTCCTTTACTGTTAGGGGGTTGAGTTGAGCAGTTTGTATTCATGCTCAGGAATTACTAATTGTATTACTTAGCCGTCCAAGTTGTATAGCGAGCCTGTCCATTGACATCTAACTTTACACGAACATTACCATTTGCCTGTGGGTTAATCTCTGTGATTACTCCTGTGACCTTTGACTTCTGAGTTGTGAAAGTGTCGCCTACCTTGTATGTTGCTGTTGCTACTGCCATTTGTTTATTTCCTTTTCTGTTAGAGGGTTGTTATTTCGTTATACCTAAGTATAACATTTTGGGGATAAAAATGTCAAATCCATTTCTGACATTTCTCACAATGTGAGATTACTTAGATGTCTTGACCATAGCCAAGCGACGAGAGCCGTTTGCTAGGACTAAACTAACTCTAGTAACCTTATTACTGATTGGTGAGAAACCTGCGATACGACCTGTAACGCCTGTTTTGCTTGTTGTGAATAAATCACCGATTTGGTATGTGTATCCGTTAATTGACATTTGGGTCTTGCCTTTCGTTGTGGGGGTTAATTGCTTATAGTATAATTTTAGCAGAAAAATGTCAGAAATACCAATCCTAGCGACATTTTTCGGTGTGTGCTTAATCACATCTTAAAGGCGTGTCGCAACTTGACAAATAAGATTTTGCGGACGTGCTGCCCTTTCAGTTTTATTGGTATAAAAATAAAAGAAAGAAGCACCAAAATAAAAATATTACTTGCATTGAATTCATGCTATCTCATTTCTTAGTTGCAGAAAAAATTATGTCACTCTTAGAGTATACACAAAGTGAGCAAGAAACGCAAGCCGAGCCAGCCGATGAGATAAGTGGAATCTGTTTATTATTCTCAGGACACTTAGCAGCAGGGCGACCAATCATTTCTTTTACATCTGCTTGACCAATAGCAAAATTCTTAGCAAGGTATGCCATGCGAACACCGCTATTAATTTTTAGATCAACGGCAGTTTTAACATTCTCGCTATCAGCAGAGAAGTACAAACTAAGATTAGCAATGTCCTTAAGAATAAGCGCAGCGCTCTTCACACGAGTGTATACCCAGAATTGAACATCCTCATGCTTATCGATAACTACTTTCCATGCATATGCGTAGGTATCATTAAAGAAATCTCCGTCCCAGTGGATACGGAATAGCATAGGAGCGTCTTTCTTTACACAGTCAGCCTTGAAATCAACAATCATTTCATTAAGCAAGCGGACCATGGTCTCGCCGTCTGCGTCTTTAAGTAGGTCCCAGTTATGCAATAGGTTTACTTTAACGGAAGGGAAGATCTTTTCCAATTTGCCTGCATAGCAAACACTCTCGCAGACACTCGTTGCGCCAGGACATGAATAGTTTTTTCCTGCGGGTAGTCCGAATGTATTGGCAATTGCGGCTTGCTTTCCATTTTTTGTGACAAGGTTAGCCACCTTTCTATCATTAGATCTTTTTAGTTTAGTCATTAGGGCCTCTTTCTTTCTTTAATTCTAACATAAGGGACTGACATTTTTTTCTGTCATATTTCTTTTTATTGGGTACGGCAGAAGCCGCATTGCTACGGCGTAATTCCATAAGCCTACGTAATTCTTCGGGGGTCTTTTTTTGCATATCTTAATTCTAGCAGACATGGGAAAAAATGTCAATTTCTTAAATGTGATTAATCTCACATACGACACACGTGCATTTTTATGCGGGGAAGTGCATAAAAATACTTTTACTTATTCATCATAGTCAATGAACACATACAATGGAACTAAATCAGTGTATGCAAATTGTGTAACTGTTTTTTCACCGAATTCGTTTTCGGTTTGTATGTCATAGTTATCTCCTGTTGAGTCACTTTCAATAAAAATAACTTCAACAATGTCGTCTTCGATCTTGATTAAATCACCAAGCATTAACTGGTCTGGTGTTAAGTTGTCAGCGTGTGTCAATTCCATGCTTATCATTGTATCACTCATTACTCTAACCCCAATCCTAATTCAAATCCTAAGTCTTCATTATAGTCCTCAGTGTTTTCTGGCAACCATGCATGCAAGTGGTGTTGCTCAATGATAGCCCACACTGGCGCAGAAGTTTCACCCTTGTAGAATACACCATCTGGCATTTCGATAGTTTCGTCCCACATGTCCTGGTGAGCAAAATCAATTGCTTCAATACATACTGGAACCATCATTAGTGGTACTGGTGGATAGTGATTACCTTGTAAGTGATAACCAATAGCCTGTTCAAGGCTTATGTCAATGTTTTCTGCTAAGTCTTGTGCAAAATTACTTCCCATTTACTTACCCCCTACAATTCCTGAGCGATACAAAATCTTTGTATGCATTTTGCCTGACGGCTCTGATAGATTAACTGTTCGGTATTCGTTAGCAAATCCGTGGTCTACAAATCGTTGATAAACTTCAACGGCAGATAAAGCATCTGAGTAGCGACCAATCCAATTAGGCTTAGTCTCACTATCATTAGTGGTAGTTACTGAGTATAGGTATTCGTTCATTATGCATTCTCCTTATAAAATTCGTTCATTACTGTTTCAGCATACCATGCTGAGTATTCATTTTCAAGAGACACGCCCTTGTTGCACTCACAAAATTCTGAGTCAAATTCTCCGTGACCATTACCAAAAAAGAGGACACCCTCATCATAGCAATCATAGCAATTCCAATTATTCATTTATTAGTCTCCAATCTTTACTGCAAGTATGCGGTATGTATCTTTTAGGTTAAGTGGTGCTGAGTAGTGAGGGCGTACCTGAACACGATAAGACTCGCAATCTGCGTACCATACATCAGACTTTTCTGCTGAGATAATTTCTCCCTTTAGTGTGCGAGAGTGATAAGTTTTTCCTACAAGTAGGTTTTCTATTGTATAGACATTTGCTGACATTTGCCAACCTCTTTCTTTTTGTTGATAATTCTATCCTATCATGGGGGTCTGACATTTTCGGTTAGACACGCCGTAAGCGAATAGACTTTCTTTTATTTATTTTTTCTTACTATGTAAGTCTAGCCTATTAGTCATAAATTATCAACCTACTAGCGAGTAATCTTAAATAGTGAGACGCTCAGTGGGTGTGTTTAATCTCACATCTTAAATGACCTGTGGATAACTTGGTCTGACCTGTGGAAAACGGCACGTGCATTTTTTGTTGATGTGTTGAGCAGTTTTAGATCTTGCTCAGGATTTTATTTTATGCGTTTGCTAATTCTTTAACGCAAGCATCCCAAAATCTGTTTTCATCAAATCTTGGATTGTCTGCACTAAACCATTCACTAAATTCAAAAATTAAATCTTGAAAAGTGTGTGAGTCGATTGTGTCTGCAAATTTATTTAGAATGCTTGCAGTTTCTACATAGTCTTTACGAGTCATCATTATTCGGCCACCTTTAGAATTGCATAGGACCCACCCGCATTTATTTCATCAAGTGCAGGCTTTAGTGCAGGCGCTAACAATTCTTTTAGCATTCCCTCAAGCATTGCAATACGCATCGACTCCTCAAGGGCCAATAGTCGTGCACCCACTGGATGAGTCTCGTCTACTTCTGTTACGAATTTTAGATTGTGTTCGATTTGTACCATTGTTAGTTTTCCTATTCTTTAGTTTGAGTTTGTAAGTGTTTGAGTGCCACGAAGTGTGCCACTAATTCCGAGAGTATCGCAAGCGATTTTTACAGATACACCAACAGGGAGTTGAGTTGGGTATTGTGATACGAATTGAGCAACCGCACCCTTGCTAGGGAGTGAGATAGATTTTACAGAACCGTTAAAGGTTTCTAGTTTTACAATGTAGTTCATTTATTGACTACCTTTCTTGTTTGTTTGTATAAGTAAGTATAACAGGGGGCACTGACAAATTGGGCACTTATTTGCTTAGGCTCACTGTGATACTCGTCACATTTATTTGCTAAGGCTCATTGCTTATTTATCTTTATTTAATTGTTATACTAGAAGTATAGCAAAGAAATGTCAAAAAGTCAAATCGACACGCCGTAAAATGGGGAAATAAAGATGTGACCTTAAACACATTGGTTATGCACATCACCCTGTGGATAACTTTTTGGACGTGCAAAAAAATCGCAGTTTTTATTTCTGCGATCCTTTTTTTATTTTATTCTTTTGCAAATAAATAAAATCCATAAAATAAACAAATAAAAGAAAACCAAAACAATGCGTTTCCGCTTACAAAAAAGTTACTCATTTATTTACCTTCATTCTTTCTAATTATTGCAATGCATTCTCTAATAGCGGTTACACCATTTTGGTCACCACGATACTCAATGATTAGATTTTCTAATTCACGAATTGTTTTTTCCATTTATGCAATCTCCAATTCGTTATAGTCAATGACCTCAAAGTCATGTCGTTCTAGTGGCATAGCCTTTAGCCATGATAGTGCAGACTCAAAGTCATCTGCTTCGATAGTGACCATTAGGTCAAAGTTAAATAGTGGCATTAGTTAGCCTCCTTGTATAGGTAGTCCCAAGCCTTACGGCATAACACAATTGATTTGCAATTGTCACAACAGATAACCCCATGAGGGTTAAGGTCTAAGTCATAGACATCTACGCTTGCAGATGTAGCCCCACAAACTGAGGGGAGATTAACAAAGGTACTCATCTTTTAAGTCCTTCCTTTCCATAAGTGTTGATAAAATCAGGGAGAGCCATTACGCCCTTGTAGTCTTTACACGCTGGGCAAAATCTATTCCACCCGTCAAATAGTGTTATGCAAAAAGCGCAGATGTTATCCATAGCGCATAAGCCTTGCTCATCTATGAATTGCATAGTGTCGTTCATGCTGATACCTTCCAATCTGTCCACATAGGCAAACGCTCAGGGTCGGTATCGTTATACCAACGCTCAATGTTCTGCTCACAATTTTGGCAGAAGGTAAATTGCTCATCACCGATTTCGGAGATAGCAGATTTCATAGGGTTATGCTCAACGCATTTTGTTATTGTTAGTGTAGTCATTTTGACCTACCTTTCTTTAGCGGATTTCTTTACCGCTTGTTTTTCTTTATACTGTAAGTGTAGCATGGGGGTCTGACAAATTGAGGGGTACAAATACTACCAAAACGGACATTGTGAGGTAGGTCACATGAGATGTAGGTCACATTTAAATGGTCATAAATAAACAATGACCATAAATGTCGGTGTGTCGGCTTGACAAAATCGGCACGTGCGATTTTTTTTGTGATGTAAATCACATGCGACACGCCGTGTAGATACTTGACTTTTGGCAGGGTATGTGATAGGATACTCCTATAACAATTAAATAACAGGCTAATCCATGTGGTACACATCACATGCGACACACCCGAAAAACAGGCTAATTTGTCAGTACCCTATGATAGGATACTATGTATAGAAACTAAAGAAAGGTGTTCTCAATGAATACACTAGAAAGACTAAGAGCAGAGCAACAGGCTCGCTACGCTATCCAACGAGAGAAGGATAAGGCTAAGATTGAGGCTATGTTTGCTAGTCACTCTCGCCCCCTAAATAACCAATACCTTTTAGAGAAAGAAGAAAACTAATGAACCCTTTTACATACATGATTGATTTATTAGATGAATACGATTACATGGGACCAATCGGTGCCTTTGTTGGTGTTGCAATAGCAATCATCACCGCTTTTGTTATTGGAGGTAACTAAATGATAAGTAACAATGAAGTAATTGCAGAGATTAACTCTCTTGCTAAGACACACTATGATGACATGGCACTTGCATGGTCATGGGGTTGTGCAACAGCCCTACTCACAACAGAACAGTTGCAGTTAATTCTAGGAATACTAAAAGAGAAAGAGGTAGCATAGTGAACGCTATGTACGCACACACCTGCGAGTTTTGCGGGGATACAGGTATCATCATTTTTAGTGAGAAAGAGACCCGCATAGACCCTTGCAAGTGTTAAGATAATTAGCGGGTACTAGTGTCAAACTAAACCATGGCACTAGTATCCAATACTTAGGCAGACCTTGTTAGTTAGGGTTTGAGGTTTGAGATCTTAGCAAAATCATCATCATTATGGGCGCACTATTATTTTGTGTGCATTTTTTGTATAGCATGTATCATACATCTGGACAAAATATTCAGATTTTAGGCTATTTGGGTTTTACAAAATTTTTCAGATTTCGACGGGATAAGGTATAATATTCCTATGGGCATATTAGATAATCTAGAAAATTCCTGGGACATAGAAGTCAGACCAGAACCAAGCAATCCAAAGTTTGAATCAAGCCCATTCCCAGTAACAGACAACATGGGTAGAGAAGTATTTTGGAAGGATATGGGTAGACCAGAAGAGCCTAACCTGGCTGTAAAATTATTTTCAGAAATGTGCTGCACGAACTGTAGTTGCAAAAATGAGTAACGAGTTAACCCCAGAGGGATACTATAAACCAAAGCCAAGTGCAAATGAAGATTTGACAAAAAGGTTTGTCAATGATCCTTTCAATTGGTATAACTCAAAATATAAATTTCATTACAGAAAAGGTGGAACATATACTTTAACCCAAGATTTAATCTGGACTCCAGATGAAGATAAAGATCCGTACATACGTAATTCTATGGGATACAGAAGTGATGAATTTGCAGAAACCAGAGATGCAATATTTGCAGGTTGCTCTTTTACTTGGGGATCAGGAGTTGTGCGTGATGGAATTTGGGGAAACATTTTATCTAAATCGCTAAATACAAAATCATACAATCTTGGCTGGGGAGGGAAAAGTACACAATTTATTGTAAGAAACACAATAGCATTTTGCAAAGAATATGGAAACCCCAAAGTCCTATTTTGTTTATTTCCAGACTTTACAAGAATTCAAATGAAATCTGAAACTACATTTATGCGTGGGAACATTGTTGATCCTGATAGAATTGGAAGAATGGAATATGACATAATGCTAAAAGGAAGAAGGAGTCCAGTAAAGGATACAAAGTATTCTAAGGCTCCACATTTGGCGGAAGATATGATTCCTTCAGAATTTCTTTTTTCAATAAACCTAGACTACATTCACATGCTAGAGTTATACTGTCAACTAAACAACATCCAACTATTTTGGGGAACATGGGATAAATGGCAAGACGAATATTTGAATAAAAACATAGACTCAATGGACTTTAAAAATTATGTATACCTAGAACAAGATAAATGGTCATACGGACCTGATGGAAGTTATAAAGAAAATTTTTACGAAAATGATCCTCTGTACATAACCCACAAGCAATGTCATGAGGAATATAGGGACACCTATGGCCTAAATTTTGACTTCCCTATGGACGGAGACCCTAAAAGTGGTTTGCCAGGAGTAGAGGTAGTAACAGGACACATGGGTGTACACAAGCATATTCACATTGCAGAAAAGTTTGAAGAGGCTTTTAAAAATGCTGGCAATTAAGTATTATCTATACAAAATCAAACTAAAGTTTCGCAGAAAAAAAGATGACGACAAACCAAGGTTTATCTATTAGTCTTTAATTAAAAACGCCTTTAACTTCAAGATCATCATAGATCATACCAAACATATGTTGCAATGCTGGATACTGGCCATCAATGTTTTTTGTAATATCAGCATCGCTCATCTTGGCTTGCTTCATTAGGTTGATGTTATAACCATTTACTGTTTCAATCATAATTTCAATTACTTCGTGTCGGTTCATGCCCATTCCTTTTCTTGATCGTAAGTTACAGAATACTCTCCTGTAAATATCTCTGCATAAGAGATGATATCTCTATTATACCTTATAAGGGTTTCTATGCCAACTTTGTCACATACATACTTCATACCCTGGACTAGTGGCTCAAACTTCATCTCCTGCCCTGCTAGGGCGTTATTAAGGGTATCTATGTAACGAGTCTTGCCATAACGTTTTGATGTAAATGATTGATCAACATAATCAAACCTTGCTTGTGCATCATTTCTTTTTGCAATGTCCGAATTGTCTGTTATGTACTTTGTTGCAGGATGTTCCATCCGTGTAGACCAGTTTCGCATGTTATCGCTGTATTTCTCCATGTTCTTTAGAGTTGAGTCAGCGAAAGCCATGCGTATAAGGTCTTGTTCGGATAGGTCAGCCTCTATTGCGAACGAAATCAAAAAAGCGGTTGCGAAAGGAAACTTGTCGCTATATGTCGAAACGCCGAAGTGCACATTCGGATTAAACGACTCGACTGACATATTATCTTCTAAGAGTCGCATATGGTTGCCGAGAGATACATACTCTTGACGATTCATATCGCAGTCGACGAACAAGCATTCTTCTGGATTGATCCCGTCGGCGAGACACAAGATATTTTTGTCATACGAACCAACTATTTTCGAACCGTTAAAACGCTCTAGTAATTTTGCGGACATAAAACCATCCATGTCAGGGGATATAATTAAATTCTTAGAATGCTGAAGCGTATCAAGTATGTCTGTTTTCATTTTTGTAAAATACCCCTTATAATAATCTAGTTATGACAATCCAGGACTGGGCTTCGCTAATCGTAGCCATACTTACAATTGTATCATCACTAGGACTTTCAATCAAGTGGCTTGTCAAACATTATCTCAGCGAACTTAAACCAAATTCTGGATCTTCGCTAAAAGACCAAGTCAATAGACTTGAAACTGCTTTGGACGAACAAAGAATTGACTCTATTAGATCTAGAGATCGCCAAGAAAAGAAACTTGACGAAATGTATCAGATTTTGATTAAGCATATTGCTAAAAACGATAAGTAGTAATTTACTATATACTATATATAAAGATAGTTTTTAAAACTATAAGGATATTCTTTTCTCTTATATATATTTTAAGTATACACTATCCCAATCTTGGCAAATAGTTCTAAAAGTAACAAATCGGACATTGGCTATTATAACAATTTGATAACTTTAAATATCATGTCCGTTTTGTACCTTTATGGTATAATTTATTATTGGCTAATACCTTGGTTTGTCCTATACCCACCAACCTTGGTATTAGTCAATTTTTATGGTATAATCACAGTATGCCTATTCATTCATCCCTGACTTTTGGTGCTGATCCAGTAACCATGCAGTGGAGTGTTGTCAGAGGAGATACTGCTACTTTAAGAGTAGAGTTTTATGAAGACAATGAAGTAGATTATTACGATACTTCTGGCTGGATTTTTAGAGCAACCGCTTATGATCAATCTGGAAATGTTCTAGATGCCCTTGAATGTGAGCCTGGTGAGGGATTTGTAGATATTACAGCATACCCATCGGTTACAAAAAATTGGGGATCAAAATACTCATCAATCGTGGCTCAACTACCATTTGACGTACAGGTAACAATTCCAGAATTAATAGAAGACACAGTTTGGACTCCTGTAATTGGAACCATACATGTGTTAGGCGACATCACACCAGGGGGTACACTATAATGGCAGTTATTAAGATTGTTCCAATGCCAGGCGCAGTTGGAGACAAGGGAGACGAAGGAGCCATAGGCCCAAGAGGTCAACAAGGCGAAACAGGTTTACAGGGCCCAGCAGGTGCTGATGCGCTATGGTCTTACAATGGTCAATACAACCCAGGTGCAGGATATGCAGTTGGAGATGTTGTAACATACCAAGGACAACTTTGGTATCGTAAGAATTCAAATGGTGGAAATGTCGGAGACACACCATCACAAGGTTTGTTCTGGGACTTACTTGCAGCAAAGGGTGAAGACTGGACTAGTCAAACATCAAATGGAATGTGGGACACAAACATAAAGGCGCAATCAGGTATTTCTGGTGGATACAGCATAGGACTTAACTTCCCATCAATGGGAACATATACAAAAATGGGCAATGTCGTAAACTTTTACTTTACATATAACCTGTCAGATGAGTTTATGGGTCAGGCATACCCAGTATCGTACAACAGTTCTTCAGACAGCAACTTTTCATTTAAACTTCCATTTCCAATAGCGCAAAGTATTCATGGTGTAGCATCATCCTTTAATGGATATGATTATGCAATGAATAACTATGTTTTTACTGGTAGATTTTTTGGTAGAGTCGATTCATCTCTTCCTGCAGGAGAGTTCAACCAACCAGACGAAGAAGGTTGGACAGAGGTCCATGGAATTGGTTTTACACATGAAGACCCAAATAACAGACAGTCTTACGTTATTCTTTCTTCTCAAGATTTTGAAGATATAAACACCAATAGCAAAAGATGGAGAAATATGTCTCACTCCTGGCCATTTGATTTTTCAGGAACTACAGGACATAGATACTTCCAACTTCAAATCAGTGGCACATACATCTCTGAATAATATCGTGAGATAATGTCTCTATGGCTGTTTCTAAATCTATGGATTTTCCAGGTGCAAAAAAGTCTTCATATGCTGCACAAGTAGAACAAAGTCAAGCATCTCCTACTGTAGATAATTCACTTTCATTTCTTCCAGTCCCTGGCCCAGTCGGACCACAAGGACCTGCAGGTAGAGACGGTAAAGACGGAAAGCCAGGACCTGAAGGACCAGAAGGAAAGCCAGGACAAAAAGGTGATAGAGGTTTTCCAGGAAAAGACGGCCTAAGTTCTTTATCATCTTCAGGACAGCAAGCAGGTTGGGCTTCATACACTAACACTATTGACAAACCAACAAAACTTGGAGTATCTCAAGGAAACGATGGCTGGGTAACACTTTTGTTAGACACGAAAGACAAATCCCAAAATGAAAAATACCTTCCTAAAGGATGTACTAGCCTTTGGAACAGCCACCAAAGAGCCCTAAACTTCCACGGTATAAACGAAGGCTCCCAAGTATTCATAACATACAACTTTGAACTAACTACCTATACTGCCAATACTGAGGTTTGGCTAAGGACGTACTTTGCAAATAAGGATCAGGAGTTTGTACAGTTTGTTGGCTCCTTGAAGTATCAAAATGTTTATAACCTTTCAGTTACCCAAAATATCTTTATCGAAGACAACTCTATGTGGCTAAACGGAGCAGTCCCACAACTTAGAACAGATTTTGATGCATCCGTAATTATCAATTCTATCTACGTCAGCGTGGTATAATAAAACCATGGCATTTCCAGCAATTTATGACTTTAATTACTACAAGGGTGATACCTTTGAGTTTCGTATCTACCCGAAAAAGAACGATGGTACGGTCTTTGATTTAAGCGCATTTTATGTGCCTACAAATTTTGCAAACAACCCAGACGATGTAACTGACACAACAGCGCCATATGATAGTGCCCAGTTTACAATTGCTCCAGTCAGAGGTAGATATACCGTTGTTAATGGTGTTACAACAAATATAGAGGTTACGCCAATAAAGTGTTTTGCTAGAGTTTCAGATGACAATACTTTTGTTCAGTGTGCAATCAGACCAGCAGAAGGAGAGTCTCTTATCGCTGGCACAGAATATGTCTATGACGTTGAAGTAAGAAAGCCAGCAGGACTTGCAGGAAGTGGAAGTTATGAAGTTGTTCAGACTTTACTAACTGGAAAAATTACAATTACAGATCAAGTTACAGGCGCTACGTCTGCAACTAAGCCAGGTGTTTAATGGCAGACATATTGTTATCAAACGATGACTTAACAGTTTTTGGTGGACCAGAAAGTATAAGTCTTGACCTAGATGTAGGACCACAAGGAGATCGTGGAAGCATTATCATTGGAACTCTTGGAGATCCAAGGGATGCAACTGTTAGATCATACATAGTTCAAGATGTTCAAGCCCTTGATATTGCGGTAGACGTAAACCCCAACTCAACAACATTTAAAAGTCTATTTCAATTAGTTGCAACACCAGCAGGACTACAGTGGACTCCAGTGGTTAGCCTAAAAACAGATTTTTATTCTTCTATTAAAACCGTAACTGCTGCAAATGGAAAACTTACAATTCCTCCAATCAATGTAACAGACATTTATCTGTTTCAGGAAAATAGTACCGTAGATTCTTCTAACTTTAGCGTACAGTATTCTATATCATCACCAGACTCTGGTGGTCCACTAGCAACAACCTTAGTTGTAAAGGAATTAACAGATGGACCAGGATTTTTAGCATTACCACTTGAAATAAAGGGTGTAGAATATGATGGAACGGCATGGGTCCCTATAACGGGCACTAAAAACGTCCACCTATTTATTACGGTGGTATAATGAAAAAGGGTGATTTATAGTGGCAGAAGAGAATATTGACAATACCGTCGGTGGTACTGGGCTCTTCAATACCAAAATCCCTGGACTTTCAGATGCAGCCGATATTCAGGCAGCCCTTAGACTTTATCACTATGGAACATATACCTACGACGGTGCAAACACAAACCCAGCGATACTTCCAGTACCGTCTATGGCAAAGCATCTTCAAAATCTTGTCGAAGCAGATGCAGCAGAAATAGTAAATAGAAATGCTGCTATTGCTGTAGAAACAGCAAATAGAAACACTGCAATTTCAAACCACAATGCAGCAACCACAAATGTCCACGGTATATTAAACACAGCACTCCTTGCAACAAAAGAGTATGTAGATACAGAAATACTAGATGCAATTGATGGTGCAACAGGCGCTTATTCAGAACTTGCTGGAACTGGTCTTGATTGGAATTCTGCTGATGACAGGTTTGATGTCGAGCCAAGAATTTCAAATGTTAATACCTTAGTAACAAAAACATCTGACTTTACTTTAGAGTTAAACGATGTTTCAAAAACAATACTAATTGATTCTTCATCTGCAGTAACTGTTACCATTCCAACTAATGCAAATGTTGCAATTCCAGTAGGATATCAATTTAACTTAATAAGAATTGGTTCTGGCTCTGCAGAAATTAGACCAGCCACAGCACCTATATACTTAAAGTCAAAAGCGTCAAACATTGTAGGTGGACTTTCTTATACTCCAGTTCCAGGAATGCCAACACCTCCAACATCTTTGCCATTTGTTGGGCAATATTCAAAAATAACTATCTTAAAAATTGATACAGACATTTGGGTTGCATATGGTGATATTGACGAAGAATCAATTGTAAATCCAACACAGGTAACGCCTGTAACACCTGCTGTAACACCTGCTGTAACACCTGCTGTAACACCTGCTGTAACACCAGTTACTCCAGTAACACCTGTAACCCCAGTTACCCCTGTAACACCAGATGTAACCCCTGTAACTCCAGTAACTCCACCAGTCACACCTGTAACTCCTCCAGTAACTCCAGTTACACCAGTTGAATGTGGAGAATGCGAATCATATACAGAAACTGCACCAACTTGTAACGGAGAAGATAGTTACGTAGGTATTTATAGTGGAACTCGTAAAACATGCACCGATGGAAGTTTTGTTATTTGTACTCAGCCTACCCTTACTGGATTTGGTGAATGTCTTGCCACTAACGTAAGTTCTTGTGGTGGGTCAGGTGGCTCAGGCGGATCTTGTACTCCTGCAGTAACACCAGTAACACCAGTGACTCCTCCAGTTACCCCTGTAACTCCACCAGTAACACCCGTAACTCCTCCAGTAACTCCAGTTACACCATTTGAGCCAAACTGTAATGATGTAAACACATTAGGATCTGGTGATTGTGCTGCTTGTGGACTAGTTTGGTCTCCAGTGTTTGGAGAATGTATTCAGCCAGAAGTTACACCTTCTGTAACTCCTGTAACTCCCCCTGTAACTCCAGTAACTCCACCAGTCACACCTGTAACTCCTCCAGTAACTCCAGTCACACCACCTGTAACTCCAGTAACTCCAGTTACACCATTTGAGCCAAACTGTAATGATGTAAACACATTAGGATCTGGTGATTGTGCTGGTTGTGGATTAGTTTGGAACCCATCATTTGGTGAGTGTGTTGAACCTTCAGTGACACCTGTTACTCCAGCAGTGACACCTGTTACTCCAGCAGTGACACCTGTTACTCCAGCAGTGACACCTGTTACTCCAGCAGTGACACCTGTTACTCCAGCAGTGACACCTGTTACTCCAGCAGTGACACCTGTAGACCAGTATGGTTGCCCTCCAGGATACACATGGAATGCATCATTTGGTGAGTGCATAGTAAGTTCAGTCACACCTGCTGTAACACCAGCAGTAACACCAGCAGTAACACCAGCAGTCACACCTGCTGTAACACCAGCAGTCACACCTGCTGTAACACCAGCAGTCACACCAGATGAGACTCCGTTCTCAGCCTTCGGAGCCTTCGGTGCATTCTCAGCCTTCGGAGCCTTCGGTGCATTCTCAGCCTTCGGAGCCTTCGGTGCCTTTGCTGCATTCGGTGCATTCGGTGCATTCGGTGCTTATGGCGGAGGCCCAACACCAACATCCGTTGGCCCAGATACCTTGATTTTGACAACAACTGGATATGTTATGGCAAAGGATCTTAAGGTAGGAGATATTCTTGTTTCAACAGACGTTCCTGGATTAGGAATGTCATTTACAAAGCAAGAAATGATAGCATGGACCAATGATCCAGAAAATCTAACAATTATTCCAGATAAAACAACAACAGTTAAGATGGTTGGACTATCAAATGCTCCAGTTGTTGTAATGATAAATGGTGAAACATACTCAGGCACCCATCATTTACTTACAAAGAGAGATGACGTTGCTCAGATGATTTTGTCCGCAGACCTTTTGACCACAGATAAATTATGGTCTACACAAACAAATACATGGATTGATATAGTTGATTTAGTTATAACACAACTTGATCACCAGGTTGTTTCTATTAACTGTGAACCACTAGATATTTTCTTTACAGAAAACTTCTTAGTCTATGATGGATACCAAATAGACTACCCATTGCCTGACTCAGATCCTGTGGTAGAATAATATATTAATGTGTTTTATTTTTAAAAATAACGGAAGGTTAAAATTATGGAAAAATCTGATAAGGAACCAAGAGACGTTAAGCCCTGGGATCTCATAAACCCAAATAGTGAATGGGCAACCGAAGATGTTTCATCTGAAAGATATTCTATCTGTAAAACATGTCCAGAATTAATTAAGTTAACAAAACAATGTAAAAAATGTGGCTGTTTTATGGCTGCAAAAACAAAACTACAAAAAGCAACCTGTCCAATAGGAAAATGGTAATGAATAAAAAAGAATTAGTTCCAGGTATTGTTGTTTATTCTAACGCCATAGATTACGATGGCTCTTTAGTTATTGACATAGAAGAAGGAATGTCTAGTGCAAAAATAGACTGGCAGTTGGCTGGTGTAAAATCAGGGTACGAAGAAGCCAAAGAAAATAAAGAACTTAGAGATACTTTTATAGTGCCAGTTCCATACAATGACCAAGAGATAAAAGAATTTGCTACTTTAAGGGATGCATTTTTTTCATCTCTTTCAAACCTATTTCTTGAAAACCTTGGTCCACTTGAAAATGATTATAAAGTTGGATATGGGCTTTCTACAGACTGGCATGACCAATATAGCATATTAAAATACGGAGTAGGTCAAAAATTTGTTAATCATATTGACGACCATAAAGATTATCATAGAAGGATGTCAACAATATACTATATTAATGACAACTATGAAGGTGGTGAGATTGTGTTTCCAAGATTTGGAATAACATACAAACCTGCAGCAAACGATTTTATTGTTTTCCCATCAACATATGTATATAATCACTCTGTTCTTCCAGTTATTGAAGGAACACGGTACGCAGTAGTCAGTTGGTTAACATAATGATAGATATGGGTTTGGTTGAGCAAGCAAGGTTAGAGAATAGAATTCATATATTCAAAAATGTTTTTACAGACTTGCCATCACTAGACACTATAATGTCGGTAGTCTCAAATTATGTTTCCGAAGATTTAAAATCTTTTCCAGATAGATCATACCTTTTAAATGATTTTGTTGAAGGAGAGTCTTCTGACATGAGGCTAAAGTGTAGATTTTGGTCAAGAATGGCCTTTCAACTTTATGACACACAAGATCTTTATATGTCAATAATTCCAGAACTTGCTCCAGTAACTCAGTGGGGGCTTTCTCAATACCCAGAAGAAATATATACTGGAAACTTTTGTTTAGTATCTTTGATGAAAAATAGGGGAGTAGTTGGAAGCAAGCACAGAGACTACGTTGATCAATTTCAATGGGTAGTTAAGGGTGAAATGATTTGGCGTACTGGAGAGAACTTAGAGAATGAAGACCATGTGGTAGAGGGCGACTTTATATTTGTTCCTAAAAATCTTGCTCATGAGGTTGAAACAATAAAGGCTCCAAGAGCAGCAATAAATCTTATTTTAAGAAACTAAAAAGCACCTACAGTTTTACCATAGGTGCCTTTAGTTCTTATAATTTACTTGGGAAATTTAGACATCCAGGATTTAGTCCTTGGAGTCATGCCTTTCCAGGCAATCCAGTTTTCTCCACCATTACTCATGTGGTATGCAATCTGTGCATTAAGGACTGGGTTAAAAAGTTCAGCATTTGCAGATAACTCAAACTTGTCTCTACGATCAGGACCAAGGGAGTCAATCATATTAATCTGGAATATTCCGTATGAGGAGTCTCCAGTGCTTTCATTTCCGTTAAAAGCCAATGGTCGACCATTAGACTCCTTCTTTGCTACAGCCCAAGCCTCAATAAGGTTTTGGCCTTTGAAGCCAACTAGGGATAGCATCTTCTTTAGTTCTAAATCTGTAAGAGATGTCTTGTTTGCAAAACTCTCCAACATTTTTTCCTTAGAAACCAAAAAAACCTCTTTCGAGGTTGTTTCCGCTGACTGAGCCTGTTCAAGGCTAAGGTTATTTTTCGTGCTTAGTTCTGGGGTAGCATTAGCAGCATTAGAAAATACACTGACAAGTGCCACGATACTGAGTGTGCTAATGATCTCTTTGTTTCTTTCGATAAATTTAATCATAGTTTCCTCCTTAGAAAACAATAACACCCTGGTAGGTGTTACTACCAAGTATAACATAAAATTATGTCAAAAGTCAACTTTATAGGGTGGTATAATAAATATTATGCCTGTATCATCATCTAACTATCCTACCATGAAGTATCCTATTGCTTCAGATCCCGTCAATGTACACGGAGATTTTAAGGTATTGGTTGATGCTTTAAATAATATTTTACCACCATTGGGAATGACTAGTGTTTCTTCTCCTGTAAGAAATAATAATAGTTCTACATTAATTGCTGGAACTCCCGTCTATATTTCGGGAAATGTTTCTCATGGTGGACAGATGAAAACGACGGTAGAAAGATATAACCCATCAAGTTCAACCCATAACCCAGATTCACCTATTCTTGGATTAATACAAACAGGAATCCCTGGATTAAGCGATGGTGTTGCAGTTGTTTCTGGAGTGCTACAAATGAATACAACAGGACTTGGATCTCCTGGAACTAAAGTTTATATAAACTCTAGCGGAGAACTTGTTGGTGGAAGGCCTTTAACTGGCCCAGCAAGATATGTTGCTGTAGTTGCGGTTCAAGGAACACAAGGTTTGATAGTTGTTCAGACAAAAGGCAACGGTACATGGGGAGCATTAAAAGACGGATTGTCGTGATATAATAACATTATGGCAACTTTTAGAAACCAACCCACAGATTCTTATGCACTAGGTGCAGCACCACCAGAAATCAGGTGGACAGTTGTCCGTGGAGATTCAGCAGCATTTCGTGTTTATGTAACAAATGATGCAAGAGTTCCTCTTCTTCTTGAAGACTGGGAAGTTGCTATGGATATCTATAGACCTTCTACTGATGATGTTGTTTTGTCTTTATCCCCTGAGCCAATTGAGTTTCAGGATGAAGAAGGAAGTTTTACAGTTAAATTAACATCTGCACAATCTCAACTTCTTGAGACAGGAGATATCTTCGACATACAACTCACAGAACTTCTATCAGAAGGCAGAGTTTGGACGGTAGCCAAAGGCTCAATGGTTATCCTTGAAGATGTAACACAGTAATGCCAACACACCAATTAGCGCATGCACAGATAACGGATCTTGATTTAAGAAAAATCCGCATAGATCATATTCAGCCAAAAGCAAGAGTTCAAGAGGTTTTGCCATTTAGAGTTAAGTTTACAAACGTAAGTGTGTTTGGATATTCCAAAACAAATCCACCCCCAATCCCATTGCAAGTTATTGGCTATAGCAACTACATTCTTTAATAAGATTATTAAAAGGGGTGTTATAATTACCACATGGCTAAAGTATCCATTCCAGCAGTTAAGAGTCTATTCCAAACAGGTGATAGACCAACTCAAGAAAATTATGTAGATTTAATCGACACCGCAACTGCTCAGTCAACAGACTTGGGCTCTTCAGGTAATAATGAAAATACAATCAATGGTATTGAGAACTTAACTGTTGTTGATAACTTTGACGCTACAGTTTGGCGTATGGTCAAGTATATTGTTTCAATATCAAAGACCTCTGCAGGGGACAATAAGTTCTATGCAACCGAACTAACAATTCTCGTTGACGGTACAAATGTAAATGTCAGCGAATACGGAACAATCGACAATGATGGGAATATTGGCACCATTAATGTCTCTCGCACTGGAAATACCGTGGCTTTAACAGTCACTCCAGACCCTGCGATCAAGCCAGTCACAGTTCGTTTCGCACGAATTGGACTTAAGGCATAACTAAGGAGATATAAAAAATGGCAACAGTAAATAAAGATTTTAAGATTAAGAGTGGACTTATCGTTGAGGGCCTACAAGGTACAATCAACAATAAGAGAATTCTTACAGAAGATGCAGGAGATCAATACATCCTGGACCTTATTGGTGGAGAAACACTAGTAAAGTCAGTTTCAAACCAGTTTGATGTTTCAGCAGGTGGAGAACTTTCACTTGACCGTGCAGTAGTAGATGCTTACTACGACGCAGCAGGCGCAGCAGCATCAGCACAAGCAGCAGCAGAAGCAACTGCTTCAGCAGACGCTACTTCAAAGGCTAACGCTGCACAGGCTGCAGCAGAACTAACTGCTTCAGCAGATGCAACATCTAAGGCTAACGCAGCACAGGCTGCAGCAGAACTAACTGCTTCAGGAGATGCTACAACCAAGGCTAACGCAGCAGAGCAGAACGCTAAGGACTATGCAGATGACAAGATTAATGATGCATCATCTTCTTCAACAGAAGTTTGGTCAGCATACAAGACAAGCACAGAAATTGGTCTTGCTCAAGCAGCAGCAGAGCAGCATGCAGATGATGCAGTAGCAGCCCTTGTTGGTTCAGCACCACAACTTCTTGATACACTTCAAGAATTGGCAGCAGCACTTGACAACGATCCAGATGCAATCAACTCACTTCAGAGCATTGCAGCAGGAAAGCAAGATGAATTAACTGCAGGCGCAAACATTGACATTACAGGAGCAACAATTTCTGTAACTGGTCTTGATACTGATGATGTAGCAGAAGGCTCAAACCTTTACTTCACAAACCAAAGAGCACTTGATGCAACATCAGCAGCATACGATGCAGCAGGATCTGCTTCAGCAGCCCAAGCAGCAGCAATTGCACACGCAGATGCACTTACAACATCTGATATTGCAGAAGGCACAAACGAGTACTTCACAGATTATCGTGCAAAGGTTTCAGCAGTTGATCTTTTGACTAATGCTTCAAAGAGCAACATCGAAATCACTTGGACTAACCAAGGTGGTCTTGTTATTGCAGCAGAAAATGGTGTAGCAGGTTCTACAACAACTGATCTTGCAGAAGGTACAAACCTTTACTTCACAGATGAAAGAGCAGTAGATGCTCTTGAAGCAGTAGTTCCAAACTTCACAGCAGTTGAGGTAAACTCAGTTGCTAAGCAGGTTGCTTCAACAATGTCAGCAGCAAGCGCAGGCGCTCATGTAGGACACGCATTTGCTAAGGCAGATTACCGTTCAGCAGAGTTCCTTGTAAAGGTTGCATACGGAACACACACTGAAATCTCAAAGGTCCTTTTGACACTTGATTCTTCAGACAACATTTCAATGACTGAATATGGCATTGTTGGAACAAATGGCTCAGCGTCATCAGTTTCAGCAAATGTTGACGGTGCAAATGTACAACTTCTAGTGACAACCACAAACAATAACTCAACAGTTACTGTTGTCGGAACACTACTTGCGTAATAAAAAATAAAAATAGTTGGAAGAGGGAGCAGTAAATGGCAACAGTCGATAAAGACTTCAAGGTCAAGAATGGGTTAGTCGTAGCAAACGGCGGTACATTCGGAGATGCAGTAACAGTAGGAGCACCAACTCTTGCTGTGCATGCAGCAACTAAGGAGTATGTCGATAACCGATCAATGGCTGTTGGCTCAACTGCTCCTTCTTCACCAACTAATGGAACCCAGTGGTTAGACACTGGAACAAACCGAATTAATTTCTATTACAATGGAGTTTGGTATACCCAAGCAACTATTGATGATACAAATAATTTACCACAGCACATTCACGATACCGCAATTGATGGAACTGGTTTCATAGTATCTCAGTTCTATGAAGGTGGATCATTCAACAGCCCATTGGGTGTAGGTTTGGATGCAGGTGGACCAGACACAACAGTTTGGACAGTTGTATTCGATGGCGGTAGTGTAGTAGATAACTTCAATTAAAAAATTGATGTTATAATAAGATAAGTTAATGGGCAGCCCCCATAAGGAGAATATAAAAATGGCAACAAGAATGCAACAGCGCAGAGGTACTGCAGCACAATGGACGGCTGCAAACCCAATTCTAGCAGCAGGTGAAATCGGTTTTGAAACCGACACAAATAAATTTAAAATGGGTAACGGCTCATCAGCATGGTCTGCTTTGCAATATTTTGCTAATGCAGCAGAACTGGCAGCAATTATTGATGGCGCTCCAGATCTTCTGAACACTCTTAATGAGTTAGCAGCAGCCATTGGCGATGACCCTGACTTTTTAACAAATTACGCAACAATAACAGAAACTACAGCAGCAATTGCAGAATCACGCTCTACTTCAGCAACAGATGCAACTGCAAAAGCAAATGCAGCAATGGCAGCAGCAGCACTAGATGCCACTGGAAAGGCAGCAACTGCTAAAGCAGAAGCAATTACAGAAGCAGCAGCAAGCGCAGCAACAGGAATTGCAAACCACCAAGCAGATACAACAGATGTTCATGGAATTCCAAACACTGCACTTCTAGCAACAAAGGAATATGCAGATGAGGCAGTTTCAGTACACAATACCGATGAAACAAATGTTCACGGAATTGCAAACACAGCACTGCTTGCAACAAAGGAATATGCAGATGATGCAGTGGCTGCAGCAGTTTTAGCGCTTACACCTGAAACTATTGGACTTGAAAACGTAGATAATACAACAGATGCCAACAAGCCAGTTTCAACAGCACAGGCAACAGCAATTTCAGGTGCAGTTTCTGATCACAATGCAGAAACCGAAAATGTTCACGGTATTGCAGACACTTCAGAACTTGTAACACAGACACAACTTACAAACGCTATTTCAGGTGCAACTGTAGATCAGTCAGCACTTGCAGGCCTAGGTCTTGATTGGAACGCAGCAACTGATAAGTTTGATATTGAAAGCACACACATCACAGCAGCAACACAGACAGCACTTGACCTAAAAGCACCTCTTGCAGATCCAACATTTACAGGAACTGTTTCAGGCGTAACAAAGTCACATGTTGGTCTTGGAAATGTTGACAACACAGCAGACTCAGCAAAGCCAGTTTCAACAGCACAGGCTACAGCAATCGCAACTGCTAAGTCAGAGGCTATTGCAGATGCAACAGCACAGGTAAATGCAGTAATTGCATCTGCCCCAGCAGCATTAAATACTCTTGACGAATTAGCAGCAGCACTTGGTGACGACGCAAACTTTGCAACAACAGTTACTAATGGTCTTGCAGCAAAAGCACCAATCAATGCTCCAACATTTACAGGTCTTGTAACAGTTTCAGCATCAGGTGTAGCATTTACTGACGGAACCCAAACAAAGGTTGGCGTACCATCTATAACAACATTTGGATCATCTTTTGCAGCAACAGGAACACTTGCAGCAGGAGAACAAGATAAGTTTGTCCCAGTGGCTGGAGCAGTAACAATTACTCTTCCTGCAACAGGATATTCAACTGGACAGTCAATCGACTTCTACCAGGCTTCAGGAACTGGAGCACAATTCTCTAACGCCAACTCAACAGTTGGTACACCAGGTTTGAAGTTCAGAACTACAAACTCAGTAGTAACAGCAATGAAGACTGCAGCAGGATGGTTAGTCTTCGGAGACCTATCAGCATAATAAAAAATTAAAGAAACAAGGGAGATTAAATATGTCAAAGCAAGCAGGTAGAATGAGTCAGTCGGCAAACGACTTTCTGACTCCATACGCACCAACAATAGGTACAGCAACAGATGTTGGAACAGCACGACCATTCAACAATGGTGCTGTATCAGTGACATTTACTCCTACGGGTCCTAATGCTGCAATAGACTTTACAGTAACAGCAAGCACAGGACAAACAGCAACTGGAGCATCTTCTCCAATTGTTGTAACTGGAATTGCTTCAGGAGCGACTCCAACATTTACAGTAACAGGAAGAAACGCTGTAGGCGTTGGACCAGCATCTGCTGCATCTAACACTGTAACAGTTACTACTGTTCCAGACGCACCTTCACTTGGAGCAGTAACAAATGTTTGCTCAGGTCGTCCATTTGGTAATGGTTTGATTACTGTTGCTATGACAGCAAACGCAACAGGTGGAAAAGCAATTTCATCATTCTATGCAATTTCAAATGCTGGACAGAGTGCATCAGGTTCATCTTCCCCAGTAAGTGTTACTGGACTATCAGGAGGAGTTGGTTATACATTCCAGGGTCGTGTTTCAAATGCAAATGGTGACTCTGCTCTAACAGCATCATCAGGTGCAGTCACTGCAACAACAGTACCTGCAACACCTGGCGCACCTTCTGCATCATCACCATCAGCAGGAACTGACTCTGTCTCATGGTCAGCACCATCAAATGGTGGTTCTGCAATCACAAACTATTACTGGGCATCTTCTGATGGTAAGGCTGGAAATACTGGTTCTACATCAGTATCAGTAGGTCAAGAACAAGGAACAGCACAGACTTACACAGTTCGTGCAGATAATGCTTGTGGTTCTTCTGCAACATCTCCTGCATCAGGATCTGTTACAACCGTATTCGCTGCATTCGGTGCCTTCGGTGCGTTCTCAGCATTCGGTGCCTTCGGTGCCTTCGGTGCCTTCGGTGCCTTTGGTGCATTCGCTGCATTCGGAGCATTCGCTGCATTCGGTGCCTTCGGTGCGTTCTCAGCATTCGGAGCATTCGCTGCATTCGGTGCCTTCGGTGCGTTCTCAGCATTCGGTGCCTTCGGTGCCTTCGGAGCATACGGTGGAGGACCACGAGCAACATCTGTTGGTCCAAATACTTTAATTCTAACTACAACTGGATATGTAATGGCACAAGATCTTCAAGTAGGAGACACTCTTGTTTCTGCAGATGTTCCTGGATTGGGAATGTCCTTTACAAAAGAAGAGATGTTAGCATGGACTAATAATCCAGACAATCTAACAATTGTTCCAAATGCAACAACAACAGTCAAGATGGTTGGACTATCAAATGCTCCAGTTGTTGTAATGATCGATAATGAAACATACTCAGGAACTCACCATTTGCTTGCAAAGAGAGATGGCGTTGCTCAGATGATCCTATCTGCAAATCTATTAACTACAGACAAGTTGTGGTCTACACAGACCAACTCTTGGACCGATATAGTTGATCTCGTTATAACAAACGTTGAGCATCAGGTTGTTTCTATTAACTGTGAACCACTAGATATGTTCTTTACAGAAAACTACCTAGTCTATGACGGTTATCAGATAGATTACCCATTACCTGAACCAACACCTGAAGCATAATAGTATCTTAATATGTTATAAGTTTTAAAAACATATTTTTAAATTTTATGCAGATACAACACTTACGGTTATGTCATAAAAATGCCAATCCATTTTTTATGATATAATTGTGAGTAAGAGAATGGAAATTATGAATACTATTAGATTTCTTCAGATGTATCCTCAGTTGTTAAGCATTGTTCCAGAACCAGAGCAGGGGACAAAGAATGTTCCTACCTGGTACAAAGATCAGCCAGCAATCTCAGGAAGCGATATTCCTGACAGAGGTATCATGAGGCTTACTGTAAAGAAATGTCAAGCCTTTTTTGACGCTATGGCAATGGGATATATTTTAAAAGTTCCATGTGACATATATATAGATACAACTGACGGTAATCTAAACATTCAACTTCCTGCTGGTATGAACAAGTACCATTCAATGCTTATAAGTGAGCATTCAGCAGAACAAATTTCTCATTTGCCTATAGATAAAGATATTTATTGTAACAAAGTTTTAAGAATTCATCCCACATGGATGGTTCAAACTGATCCTGGTTACAGCACATTTTTTACAACTCCAATGCATCAAAGTCCATCACCACTAAAGGCAATCGATGCTGTTGTTGACACTGATAACTATTTTACTGATGGGCATCTTTCATTCCTAGTAAAAAAGAATTTTAAGGGAACATTAAAACAGGGAACTCCAATGTCTCAAGTATTTCCATTTAAAAGAGAAGAATGGACAATGGAACTAGATAAAAACTTTCCAGCAAAGAAAATAGAAGAGCAGAGAAGCAAGGTAAGGTCTACTTTCCAAAATGGATACAGACTAAAGTTTTGGCAAAAGAAAACCTTTAAGTAAAACTCTCAACAAAACATTTAGGTAGAGTTTTGCTTTTTTAAAAACTCTGCTATACTTAGGTCTTAATCCGTTTTTGAAAGGACGATACAAATGTCAGATTTTTTTAGTTTTAAACTTCCAGAGGACTTCGTAGAAAAGTACAAAAGCCAAGAAAGCCCATTTGGGTTTAAGGATGCAGCAGAAAATTCACTTGGAGAAATTACTTTTATTCGTACATATTCTCGCATGAAGGAAGATGGAACTAAGGAAAGATGGCACGAGGTTTGTCGTCGTGTAATCGAGGGTATGTATTCAGTTCAGAAGAATCATGCCAAAGAAAACCGTTTGCCATGGAATGACTACAAGGCTCAGAAGTCAGCACAAGAAGCATTTCAAAGAATGTTTGAATTGAAGTGGACACCACCAGGACGAGGCATGTGGGCATTTGGAACTCCTATGACTATGGAGAAGAAAAACTCTGCAGCACTTCAAAACTGTGCAATGGTATCTACTAAGGACCTTGACAAGAATGATCCAGGGGCATTGTTTGCTTGGGTTATGGATGCACTGATGCTTGGTATTGGTGTAGGGTTTGACACAGTAGGACAGGATAAGAATTTCTCAATCTATGCCCCAACAGAACCAGAACAGGTGTTCGAAATTCCAGACACTCGTGAAGGCTGGGTAGAGTCAGTACGATTACTTATCAACTCTTACCTAAGACCAAACCAAAGTATTCAGAAGTTTAACTATGATTTGATCAGACCTCTTGGAGCACCCATTAAGGGCTTTGGAGGCGTTGCATCAGGACCTGCACCTCTTATCAAGTTGCATGACCAGATAGACCGTGTAATCGGCTCCAGAGGCGGAGAAACACTAGACTCTCGTGCTATCGTAGACTTGGTAAACCTTATTGGTACATGCGTTGTGTCAGGCAATGTTCGTAGATCAGCAACACTAGCACTTGGTAATGCAGGGGATGAAACATTCATGAATCTAAAGAATTCAGAACTATTCCCAGAGCGTAACTCATTTGATCCAGAGAATCCAGGTTGGGCTTGGATGTCTAACAACTCTATCTCAGCAGAGGTAGGAACAAAGTACGAAGACTATGTAGATTTAATTACAGAAAACGGAGAACCAGGTTTTATCTGGCTTGATGTTGCTCGTAACTATGGACGACTAAAGGATGCGCCAGACGGTAAGGATTATCGTGTGATGGGATTTAACCCATGTGCGGAGCAGCCATTGGAGTCATACGAATTATGTACGCTTGTAGAAGTGCACTTAAATCGTCATGAATCTAAGGAGGACTTCCTGCGTACCCTGAAGTTTGCATACCTTTACGGAAAGACTGTAACACTTGTTCCAACACACTGGCCACAAACAAACGGCATCATGCAGCGTAACCGTCGCATTGGTACATCACTTACTGGTATTGCATCATTTGCAGATCAAAAGGGTTTGCCAATTGTTCGTGAGTGGATGGATGAAGGATACAACAAGATTCGTCACTATGACCATCAGTATTCAGAATGGCTATGTGTTCGTGAATCAATTCGTGTAACAACTGTAAAGCCATCTGGATCAGTATCAATTCTTTCTGGTGCAACTCCTGGAGTTCACTGGGGACCTGGAGGAAACTTCTTCCTTCGTGCAGTTCGATTTGGAAATACAGATCCAATGATGCACTTGTTCAAAGCAGCAGGGTATACAATTGAAGATGACGTAGTATCAGCAAACACATCAGTAGTTTACTTCCCAATCAAGTCGGGTCATCCAAGATCTGAAAAGGATGTAACTCTATTTGAAAAGATTGCACTTGCTGCAACTGCTCAGAAGTACTGGTCTGACAATGGAGTTTCTGTAACACTTTCATTTGATAAGGAAACAGAGTCAAAGCATGTTGTACCAGCACTACATATGTACGAGGGACAGTTAAAGGCAGTGTCATTCCTACCAATGGGAAATACTGTTTATCCTCAGCAGCCATATACTCAGATTACTGAAGAGCAGTATGAGTCGTATATTGGTAAGTTGAAGCACATTGATTTTAGTGCAATTTATGACGGTGTAGATAATCTTGAGGCTCAAGGCGAATCATACTGCACAACAGACTACTGTGAAATTAAAATAAACAAGTAGTCTTCTGTGGTAAAATAGACCTATAATGTCTAATCCATCAAACCTATATGCTGAAAAAGTCTTTGCTGAGCATCCGACTGGCTTATGGGCGTTGGATGATAAAGCAGACTATGTTTCCTTGCTTTCGGAGTCTAAAAGAAACCTGTCAAATTGGACAATTACTGGCGGTACATATGAAAACTATACACAGTCAACAGATGAACCTTTTATCAATAGTTACGTAGGCAAGATAACAGCCACTCCAACACAGGATGAGATTGCCTCAATAATTGCAGTAAGCAATGAAGTGATGAACCTGAGAGACCTTAATGAATACCTAAGAACATTTTCCGTAGGAGGGTATTTCTATTCTGAAAGCGCTTATGTTGCTGGTTTTGAAATTGGCTATCAGTATACAGACACAACAAGTGGGCAAGAAGTTAGGCATTTAAAAAACTACGATACAGTTATAAACAGCAATTGGATTTTTATATCAGAAACATTTGATACACCACCAGATGACTCAGAGTTAAAACTTGTATTCAAGATAAACTTTATCGGTGGATCAGAGACAGAAGATGTGTTTTTAGTCAATGGAATAAGTCTTGGACAGTGGTCAGAAGAGTTTGCCTCGACCTCACTTGGAGTAGAACCAATAGACATATCTGACAAAAATATTGCAATTTCTTCAACAGAAGCAGTAGTCTCAAAGTGTTACGGTTTGCAGGAGTTGGATGGTTACTACTTAGTTTCTGACAATATGCTTAAGGCTAAGAATTCAGGAATTCCTATTGTATATGGAACATCTGGGCTTACAACTATGTATCCAAATGGTGATAGCCCATCATTAATAATTCCTGGAGTTGGATTTTTAAATGAGTCTGGAAAGTTTAAGCAATATACTTTTGAGACATGGCTTAGAATAAATTCTTATAGCAATGATAGAAAAAGAATTATTGGTCCAATTGGATCAAAAGATGGAATTTACGTAGATGGTCCATCTATTGGATTAAAAATAGGAAACGAGTATAGTTCATACTATGTTGGCGAATGGACAAGACCAATGTTGGTTCATGTGCGTGTTGGAAAAGATACTGCATCTCTTGTCATAAATGGTCAAGAGGTTATATCCTTAAACTATATAACAGAAGAACTTTCTTTGCCTACAATGTTGGATGCAAATAAAAAAGATCAAGACTGGATAGGATTTTATGCATACGATGACATATATCCAATAGAGATTGATTGTGTTGGAATTTATCCCTACATTGTAGCAACAGCCGTTGCAAAAAGAAGATTTGTTTTTGGTCAGGGTGTTGATATTCCAGAAAACATCAATACTTCTTACAGTGGAACATCTGTGTTTATTGATTACTCATTTGCTGACTATACATCAAACTATTCTTATCCAAGAATTGGTTCATGGACACAGGGGTTTAGCGATAATGTTTCTGTTGCCAATAGATCTCTTTCTGTTTTGTCCCACCCTCTCCCAGAAATAGTCTTGTCATCAAAAACAGAAGAAGAACTGTTTTTGGATTGCAAAGTAGTGCAGTCCTCAGACACAAAAGATTTTTTTTCTTTTAGACCAAACGAATCCTGGAACTCAACATCTGGATACTTGTTTTTTAAAAACTTTGACTTCATGAAGTCACCAGTATCTGCATTCTATGGTTGTTTTAAGTTGCCACAGTCATCGACTTCCGCTCAAACATTGATAAGAATTGAAAAGGAAAATACATCAAGTTATTTTTTAATACAACTTTTAAATAATCAAATTTCTTATGTTATAAACTATAATGGAACTTCAGAAACTATTTATTCTCCATTGATTGCAGAGCCAGGAGAGTTGGTAGATATAGGTCTTAACATTCCAGCATTTGTTGCAAGGTTTGGAAACCCAGCGTCTAACTTCTTTGGATCTCTTTCAGATTTAAGAATGTATGTTGGCGGAGACAAGAGCGGTACATCAACATTTACTGGAAGAATCTATAGCCTTGGAATATGTACCGCATACAACTTTCAAAAGATTAGATCTCTGTTTAATGAGATTGGCGTACCAATATGGAACGAAGATCTATTTGCTGTATATCAAAATAATCAGTTGATAGATATAGATGGAGGTTTGGACACTACATCTATACAAAATCCAGTTGGAACATATACAGTAAACGGTGCAATATCTGGTGGAGGTGTAGTAATTACTGAAGAAGATTCTTTATTGGATCACATTGCAAGTTATACTATTTTGCCAGAAACAATTTTTGATACATATAAACTAACAGTCTCTGCAAATGCATACTGGGAAGACCAATTACCATTAACATATTTTGCCGAATCTGTTATTGATAAAAGGGGCGATCAATATTTTGATCTTGACTTTATTCAGTTTAATGTAGACTATCCAATACCATCAAAGACAATTGCAATAGAAACAACCCCCCAGCCATGGACTTATGCAGAACTAGCAAGCGAGTATGGTGTGCCAGTTCAAAGAACATACACATCTCTTGATAATTATTTATTTACTGGATACAACGATTATGAAGATTTAAAGAATAAGGTTTCAAAAGACTATAGATATGATACAGATGGCGCAGTTGTAAAAACATACGTAACTTTTCAATACACAGAACTAGGAGCAAATCAAACTTCTTTTTATTTTACAAAGACAGAAAGACCAGCAAGAGATGGAGTTCTTATTCCTGGACATGACTGGATGACAACAAAGTATGAGGTTGTTGATAATATGATAATATATCCACCATCTGGCGTAGACTTTAATGATTTATCAATTGTCACACACATAGAAATGAACGTAAAAAATTCACAAACAAACAATGTTGCAATTAAAAAACTTGCCTATTCGTCTCAGGCGCTTAACGAATCTGATGCAAGCCCGATTGGAACAAGATTTGGAACATCTATCTATCCATACACTAAGACTGGAATTTATTATAACTTTAAAAAGAATAATCCCTTTTCAATTTATACAGGATCATCACCTTATCTATACCTAACAAAGACAAGCGGAATTCAGTTAAAAGGAAAGTATGATCCTCTTATAAATAGAGGTCTTGTTGTTCCAGTAAACGAAAGCAGATCAGAAGGATTTAAAGTTATAGCCATGCAAATGGCAGTTAGGTTTGATGGAGATTATTTCCCATATGCTCCAACCCAAATATTTGAAGTTCAAAGCAAAGACTCCTACATTAAGTTTTATATGGTTGCCTGCGATCCATCTGGAAGAAGAGCAAAGATTTATGCAATAGATGCAATGACTGGACTTATTCAAAATGGCATTGGTTTTTACTTAAATGGAAAAGTAGTAAAAGAGCCAATCCTCACTCTTCAGGAGTGGTCATTCCTTGGAATTAATTTTTCAAGCAGTTTAAACTTTTCATTTTTTGAAGGGGCAGTAAGACTAACAGGTCCACTACTATTTAACAGCATATCTTACTACCAGTCTACAAATCTTCAAGAGGTTCAAAATATAGCAGAACGACCTTGGTTTAGAGTAAAGGTTCTTGGGTCCTATGGGCTTGACTGGGAATTTTGGAATACTGGCTCATTTAACTGGAATAAGGTTCTTGTTTTATCAGAAACAAGTTATTATGGGGTAAATCCATCAGATATCTATAAGAGTTACACTGGAACTAACAAGATAATAGTAGATGATGACAGGCCTGTTCGTTTTAGTGAGTACGCATATACCTTGTTCACAGATGTAAATTGGAACCAATTCGTACAAGACCCAGTGTAATATGGTATACTTATGGATATGGATTCACTAATAGACCCGAAAACTGGTCAGCCAATTGTAAAAAATGTTAGACGACAAGTCATCGAAAAGAACTATGACTGGGGACTTTATGTGTATAAAAAAGCAAATGGTAAGTGGTTTACAGATGGCAATGGTTCAGTTCTCAACATACCTTCAGACAAGAATGACATTTCTAGAATTGCAGAACTAAAAAAGACCGCAATGTATTACGGAGATCCAGGAGACGGCACATGCGTATTTGTTCCAGGATTAACAAGAGTTTCTGAAGAGGAATATTCTGAGCAAGTGGACAGACTAAAGGCAGGTCTAATTCCATCACTAAATGACCTAGGTGCTGTACAAGCAGCAAAGGACACAATTGCCAAGTATGGTGACGAGGATTAATCATGGAAGATAATGAATACGAAATCGGTGCAAGAATTGATGATGCAGCAAAAAAAGATGAGCCATTTGCAAAGTCAGATCCATTTGCTGGAAACTGGGAAACACTAAAAACTTTAGACGGCTTAGACGCAAACTTTAAAAGACGTACAAGTAGAATGTCAACCAAGATGGTTGAGCCAACGACACAATATACAACCGCAGCATTGGCTGGAAAAAGCGGTATTGATGGAGCACAGTCAAAAGAGATAAACCCAGGAATGGTATATGTAAACGGCTACGGAATGTTTGACGTAATCACACCACCATGGAACCTTTATGAATTAGCAAACTATTACGACACATCATTTGCAAACCATGCAGCAATCGATGCTAAGGTAGAAAACATTGTAGGTCTTGGATATGAGTTCAAGGTTTCTCCAAGAACAATGATGAGACTTGAAGCATCAGAAGATAACAGCGCAACTCAAAAGGCAAGAAAAAGAATTGAACGAGCCAAGATTGAAATGCGTGACTGGCTAGAGTCTCTTAATGACGATGACTCTTTTACAGCCACAATGGAAAAGGTTTATACAGATCTTCAGTCAACAGGAAATGGCTACTTAGAAATTGGCAGAACAACCCGTGGAGAAATCGGGTACGTTGGACACATACCATCAACAACAATGCGAGTAAGAAGACTAAAAGACGGCTATGTTCAAATTATTGGAAACAAGATTGTTTACTTCCGTAACTTTGGTGCAAAGAATCAAAACCCACTAACCACAGATTCTAGACCAAACGAGATTATTCACTTTAAGCAGTACTCACCTCTAAACACATTCTACGGAGTGCCAGACATTATGTCGGCAATTAACTCACTACATGGAGACTCTCTTGCTTCTCAGTACAACATTGACTATTTTGCAAACAAGGCAGTTCCACGATACGTTGTAACATTAAAAGGTGCGAAACTTTCTGGAGATGCAGAAGACAAGATGTTTAGATTCTTGCAAACAAGTCTCAGAGGGCAGTCTCACAGAACGCTATATATTCCACTTCCAGGTGATAGCGAAAACAACAAAGTTGAATTCAAGATGGAGCCCATCGAAGACGGCATACAGGACGGCTCATTTAAAGAGTATCGTAAGCAAAACCGTGATGATATCCTAGTAGCACATCAAGTGCCATTGTCTAAACTTGGAGGTGGCGATTCTGGTTCTATTGCAGCAGCACTTGCACAGGATCGTACCTTTAAGGAGCAGGTTGCAAGACCAGCACAAAGACAACTTGAAAAAATGATCAACAAGATCATTCGTGAAAAGACAGACATTATTGAGTTTGTGTTTAACGAGTTAACATTAACAGATGAGATTGCACAGTCTCAGATTCTTGAAAGATATGTTAAGAATCAGATCATGACTCCTAACGAAGCAAGAGTCGTTTTGGATATGCCACAAAGAGATGGTGGGGATGAAGTTCTAGACCTAAGTCCAGCATCTGCAGCAGAGGCAAGAACAACAAGGTCAAGAGATGCCGAAAGAACCAACAGTAATTCTGACAGCACTTCAACAGTTGCTGGCAGAGCACCAAAGGGAGAGGGACGACAAACACCTTAATGTCCAATATGTCCAATATGTGATATATGTACAAAAAGGGGTTTATAATATAATGGTGAGCAATATATCCAAGGCCCATTGGAATTCAGATGGGGAAAATCTTCGTCTTTCAATGCCTTTTAATAAGGTAGACAAAGAGCGTCGTATCGTTTCAGGTTTTGCATCATTAGACAACCTTGACAAGCAGATGGATATTGTTACATCAGAAGCATCAATGAATGCGTTTGCAAAGTTTCGTGGAAACATTAGAGAAATGCACCAGCCACTAGCAGTAGGAAAGATGGTTAACTTTAAAGAAGATAAGTATTTTGATCCAGAGACAAAGAAGTTTTATAAGGGCGTATTCGTTTCTGCATATGTTTCAAAGGGCGCACAAGATACCTGGGAGAAAGTTCTAGATGGAACTCTAACTGGTTTTTCTATTGGCGGAAGAATGAATAAGTGGGACGATGGCTATGATGAGAAGTCAGACTCACAAATTAGAATTATTAAGGACTATGATTTAGTTGAGTTGAGTCTTGTAGATTCCCCAGCAAATCAGTTTGCAAATATTGTTTCAGTTGAAAAGGTTGATGGCGTAGACGTTATCAAGGCAGATTCAACAGTACTAGAAAATGTTTTTTACGATAAAGAAAATGGAATTGTTATATCATCTGAAAACGAGTCAGAACTTAGCCCCGTTACTGGAGAGCAGATGGAAAATATAGGGTTCGTTGAAAAAACGGATGATGAAAAAACAACAATGATAAAATTCTTAGTTGATAGTGCTAAAGGCATTAATACTTCTAAGATTAACAAGGAGGTACAACCTATGACAAAATCAAAAACACAAGTTGAAAAGACAGATGTAGTTGAAGATGTTGTGGTCGCTCCAGAGGCAGATGCCGTGGTTGAAGAAGTTACCGAAGAAGTTGCAAAGGCAGAAGAGACAGAAACAGCAGATGTTGTTAAGTCAGACGAAGCAGTTGCAGAAACTACTGAAGATGCACCAGTTGCAGAGTCAGTTGAAAAGGTAGCAGACACAGACGCAGATGTATCTAAGTCAGATGATGTAGTTGTAGAAGCAATTGCAGAAATCAAGAATAATCTAACATCAGCCTTT